AGGGAACGCTCCGTTACCATCGATTGTTGAGAACGTCTTAGCAAGAGCCTGACGACCAAGAATCATAGTTCCGTAAACGTTTGCGCTTGAAGCACCGGCACCCTGGAATACAGGAGCACGAGGTGTTTCAATCCAACGTACACCTTCGTAAGCACCGAGTTCACCAGTCCAGATTTCACCTGGCTGAGCGTAAACGTGTGGTGCACGCCATCCCTGTACGTTGCTGCCAGAGATAGATTCTCCCTGAAGGTCAGCCACGAGGTCTGGGTGGATGTATCCGACGTACATTCCGCCGAATGTTGGTACGTTCTGTGAACGGAGACGAGCACGAGCAACACGAATGTCAAGTGATGAGATTGTGTTTGATGCTGTTACTCCGGCACGGGTTGTGACAGATGACTGTAGAGTTGTTGCTCCAAGTCCTGATGCGTACTGTACGTTTGTACCCTGGTCAAGTGCAGCACGTGCAATTGTGTCAATTGAAACTCCAGCGTTGTATCCAACTACGTTGGCAACAATTGGGTCAATGTCTACGTATGACGTTCCACGCAACTTGGCTGTGGTAAGTACTGCGTTACCGTACTCAGCAAGTGTCAGGGTAACCTGGCTGTCTGAAAGAGCAACAGTAGAAACGTCGCTTGTTTCAGTCAACGCAGAAGCCTGAATTGCTAGGTCGTTAACGATTGTAAACTTTACCGATGAACCAGGCATTGCTTGGTGCGTAGGCTGAACATCAGCGGCTGCATCGAAGTAAAGTTCTGGACGGAGGGCAAAGTATGCCATGCGGTCATAGGCGGCCTGAGAGAAATCAAGCGTACTAGAACCTGTATATGCGTCAACCATTGTGGTTAACTCCTTTTCTTTAGTGGTTTAAGTTTTTAGGCTTAGAACGCACCGCGAGAAGAATACATTCCGAGTTTCTGCCCAGAATCACCTTCAACGATTCTCATGACATCTTCGGGGGTCTTCGCTTCAGCAAGGGCATTTAGGTATTCCTGCTGGGGGTCTGGCATTGCGCCTGTAGTCCCAATAGTCGCACCCTGCGCTCTGCGTAAAGCCGCAAGTTCCGAGTCATCTGATGATGTTTCTTCTGAAGCCTGGATAATGCCGTACTCCTGGGCTGCTGCACGAATCGCTTCTTGTGAAGCCTCTCCGTCATAAGCCTTGCGGAATAGTTGACCTAATCCTGAATCTGGAATCCCAGCCTTTGAGAATTGAACTTCACGCTTCTGCGTTTCTAGTTCATTTCGCACTGACTCTAATTCCTTACGAGCCTTCTCTGCTTCACGCAACTGCTTCCGAATATTCGGGTCTAGCGGTTGACGCTCTTCAATTTCAACTTCGTCAAATTCATCATCGTATGCCATGTAATCGCTCCTTGCGGTACGCACTTTACCAGAGGTTAATAAAGCGGCTAATTTTCAGCATTGTTGTACGCACCTGGGGCATGCCCTCCCAAGCGGGTTAAATAGTTAGCGCACCTACGGCCACATAGGGCCAACTATCTATGAACATTGTATCACTTAAGTGAGTAATGTTACGTTCTTGCGGAACCTATTCCGGTTACTCCCTTGTTAGTTTCCAAGTATCCACCACCTTTTTCAAACGGGGCGGCTGCGGCTTGTTCTGCCCTAGCAACTTGAACCTGCTCGGCTGCCTGGTTAGTTCCACCAAACCCTGCCAGTTGAGACCCAATAAGTTGAGTGGTATTAATAGTTGGGGTTCCAGCACCTGGAGCAGATTTAATAAGTTCCTCGTCACGGCTGGCTGTCAAAAGCGATTGCTCAATTTGGCTAACCCCGTAACCCAGTGGCTGGTTGCCTGCTGTGGCAGACAATTTAGCCATGTCAGCAAGTTGAGTAAATCCTTCGGCTGTAATACCACTGTTCAAACCCACGCGCTGAGCGTAATCCTGTAGACCGGCTGATGCCACCTGACGTTGCATGACGGGTAAAGCGTTTTTAGGATTAGCGTAGTAAGCCATAAGGTCACTGTGGTTAACACCGAACTGATTAGCCAAGATGTTTTTAACATTCTGGTCAGCGCTAGTTACTGCTGAGTAAATGTCCGATACGCGCTGTTGGTATTCCACTGGTGAAACGTTGCCTTTAATAAGTTCACCTATTTGTGCCTGTGATGGCATAGGTGCACCAAATTGGGTTGCAGATTGTTTGATTTGGTCAGTGTAAGTCATGTACTGGTTTTCAGTCATGTGAGTAGCACCTGGGCTACTGTTGTATTCAGCAAGTCCAGGAAATGCGTCATTGTATGCTTTGGTCTTACGAATCTGGTCAATGATTTCGTTAGCGTTTTTCATACCAGCAACAGCAAAACCGTGAACCATTTTGGCTATTGCTGGGCTATCAAGTCCCCACGAAAAAAGCGTGCTGTCAGCAGAAGATTCTGCGTCGTACATTGCAGTCTGACTAGCACCAAGAAGAACTGCATTGTTACCAGAAGCAAGTGCTTTTGCATCCGCAGACAGAACTGCTTGTTGCTTAGAGTAGTTAATAAGGTTAGGTACATTAATGCCACCTAGGTTTCCACCGTTGAGTGCAAGTACACCAGCAACCGCTGTAGCGGCTGCGCCTACTGATGAGAAGGCGGGGTCACTAAGACCTGAAAGACCCATAACAGCCTGAAGTACATTTCCAGGCATGTTTGCGCCACTGAGGGCACCACGTAAAGCATCTTGAATAGGAATGGTATTTCCATTAGAGTATGAAGAAGGAAGGTTTAGTACCTTTCCACCCCACTGCTTTGCCAAGGCTGCTGGTATGTTGTATGGCCTTGCCATAAGTTGTGCTTGTGTTGGAAGGGTTATCGTTCCAGAAGAGCCAGAAGTGCCACTTGTTGGTAGACCCAGTTGTGCTTCTAGTTGTTGTACCGTAAGTTTTTTACCCATTATTGGTTTCCTCCAAATCCTTCGTTAATTGCATCAACAACTTGCTTAAGGTTACGTTGTCCGTCTGGTGTTTGTAGCCAACCAAATGTTGGTTCTGACTTAAGGTAACGAGTCCATTCACTTAGGCCCATAGGCGCAGGTCGTCCTGTCTGTGGCTCAACGCCACCTGACAATGCCATAGCGTGACGTGAGTCACCAATAAAGTCAGGCTCAAAGTGTTCTCCAAGAACACGCTTACCCACTTGACGGTATGGGTCAAGTAGGTACGCGGTAGGAATGCCTGCTTTAATCTGTGGTGCAAGCGTTGGGTACAGACCCTGGGCTACCGTCTTGACGTGTTCCTCAAAGGCTTTAAGGGTGTCGTCAGAAGTACCATCTGATGTGCCGGCGATGTCATGTAAAGTTTGCTCACTAAACGGGACGTGGTAGTTATGTGCAATGGTACGCATTGTGTCAACCGCTGAGTTTGGCTTTGGCATGACCGGTGCTTGTGGTTCTGGTGCTTTTGCTTCTACAGGCTTGCTTTTAGTGGCGGCTAATGATTCCGCTGCTGTTAATGGTGCTTGAGCACTAGGCATTGTGTCTGTCATTGTTGTTCCTATTTAGTTGGTATCTTTGATAACACTGATGAAAGAAGGTATTCCTGGTTTTTAAACATTGGATTTTTGGACCAATCAATGCACTGCTTGTACCAAGAATCTGCTGCTTGGTAGGCGGCTGAGCCATGGCCTGCCAATGTTAACGCCGTTACTTTTTGAGCAACAGCGGTGTATTGATTAAGAAGGTACGTTAATTTTACCACGTTGTCATTTCCAACAGCCTTTTCTGCACCGTTCCATTTAACAAAATCTTGTAATTCACGAATAACTTGTGCTTCTTGGCTCTTCTTGGTTCCACCAAATGACGAGTTGTTGTACCAAACTGAGTTCCAATTGTTTGAATACCACTGAACCATTGCCTTGAGTTCCTTTTGACCGGCAGAAGAAATGGTGTTTTTATCGCTACCAGGACGGTCCCAAGTACCAAACTTTTTGTAGTAGTAAGGTTCAAGAAATTTGTAATAGTAGTCATTACCAAGTTGAGTAAGCAATGCTTCTTTGTACTGTTCCATTGATGATTGTTGGTTAATACCTGCTGTTATTAATGCTTGGTGTGCGCCAGGTGTATAACCGGTGTTTCGTGGTGTCATAACAGCCATAAGGTTAGGGAACTGAATTACTGCGCTTGGGTCTCGATTCCAAAGTTCCATAAACGAAACGTTCTCAGGGAACCTTGCACCTTGACGCTTTGGAGCAAGGTCAAGAATGTTGTATGGGTGTTCCTTTGACCATTTCTCTGAACCATCCATAAACGTGTATGGCTGACCTGTTGTTGGGTCTACTGAGTTCATAATTTTTTGAAACTCTGCGTCTGCAGAAAATTTGTCCTGAACACTTAATGCCGCAGGAGAACCAAAGCCAATTGCAGCCTTAACAACGTACATAGTTAACGCAGCCATGTGAGCCTTGTTCATAATGTCAGTCCACTTGTTACTCTGCATAAGTTTGGTCATCTTCATGTCAACGTACGCAGCAGAAAGCATTTCCTTTGTTTGCTCGTCAACGCCTTTCCAATCCATAGAAGCATTAAGTTCGTCATAGAACATTTTGCGTGAAGCGTCCATGGCATCGTTAACAACACTCATTTGAATTGATTCAATGGCACTGGTGTGCTGAATTTTAGAGATGTCTCCGACTGTACCAATAACGTCGCGAACCAATGTCGATGGAAGAACGTCACTGAAGTAACCTGAGTTAGCAGAAATTTTTCCTAGAAATCTTTCAAGGAACTGTTGGTAACCAGGATGCTCAATAAATGCTTTACCAATTAACTTAAGTGGAATAGTTACTAATGGTCCCCATGAAGGCGTTGTTATATCGTTAAAGATTCCCATGCCTGCTTCTCCACCCGTAGGAATAACCGAAGAAACAGAACCTTCTGACATTGAAAGACCAAATCCTAGGTTTTTCATTAATGCTGCTTCTGATGGGTTGAACCCAGTACCAAGGTTCATACCCACACCAGCAAACATGTTAAGAAGAAATTGACTTCCTGGGATTGCTAACGATGGTGATGTTCCGTCCTTAGTGTTAATGCTTACATAGTTAGTTACACCAAGGCACATTTTTAAGTAGCGTTCAAACGCACCTGGGTCGTCTTCAAAAACTCGTAACGAACGTCGCCATGCTTGATTTTGTGCAAAGTAAAACGGTGCTGCAACACGAATGTTGTTTTCAAAATTGGTACGCTCCATTGGGTTGTGGACGTACTTTTTCATGTTGCGAAGAGCCTCGTTGTCAGCCATGACTTCTGCTTGGTCAAGGCTTATAAGGTTTTTGCTAACCATGTCGCGGATTCCGCCCTCCATGGCTAAGTGATACTCAAGAAGGTAAATAGGCTCACGAACAAGTGAGTTAACAATTTTACCAAATACCTTGTCGTGTCCAAAGTTAGATATTTCGTTAAGAAAACTTCCATCTGCTAAAGCGTCCCAACGCTTGTAGTCTTGGAATCCACGAGCAATAATGTCACGAGGGTGAGACTTGCCCATGTCAACCAATTGTTGTGCAATCTTTGATGGCATTTCAATTTCGCCAGTAGTTACTTGACGAATAAACGGCTCATGAAGAATGTAACCTTCACCCTTAATACCACTAACAAGACCTAGGCCATCTGATACCAATGCACGTGCCCAGTCTGCTTTTGGACCAGTAGTCCATGATGCTCGTGTTGGGTCAAGGCTAGTTCGATAACTTGGGTCAAATAGTTCCCAACTGTTACGACGGAAACGGTTAAGTGACTCTTCGCTGTAAACGTTCTTTAGACGGTCATGAGCAGCGTATTCCAAACGCTTCTTTAGTTCTTGCCATTCAGCAGGAGTGTAGATGTGGTCTGCACCGTTTTCGTCTAATGCTTTTTCAATGTCACGCATGACATCCCACTTCATAGGTGCTACGTCGTATTGAGCACGGTGGAATGCTTCGTGCAATGCAGTAGCCATGTTCCGACCATCAGCAGTAACAAACTTAGGTGTACGGAATGTGTGGTGCTGAACTGCGTTACCTTGGTCGTCTACACCGTAGGTGTACTCACGTGCAGCCTTGTGGAATAGTTCAGGCTCAATAAGGCTTTCTGCTTCGTGCACGCCTCCAGGCAAGTGACCGTTGTGGCGCATGATAACGCTAGTAAAGTCATCAAGCATGCGGTACCACTGGTCTTGGTTAATGCCATTAAGAAGACCACGCTCAACACCCATAAGAGCACCAGCAAACATGTCACGTACTGGCTTAGAACCTGAGTGAAGTACGTTTACAATAACGTCCATTGCTTGTGAAACAGTTGACTTAATTAAGTCTTCTTCACTACGCTGCTGACCATTCTTGCCCCATTTACCAAAAACACGCTTTGGCATCTCTGGTGTTGAGTAGTTAGTGCGCACTGCATCAGTAAGATGCTTACCTAATGGTTCACCCATCTTTAGGTCTGCAACTTCTTTTGCTTGTGCTGCAGTCCAATTTGATTCGCCATTACTTATGTTTCTACCAATAAGTCGGTGGTAAGGAAATGAATCAAAGCCAACAGCACTTTCTACTGATGCATTATTTTCAGCAGCAATTTTTGCTACTTCGTATTGAAGTGCGGTTCCTGCTCCTGCGTCATTTGGCAACGAACCAAGCCAACCAACTGATATGTACTTGTCGGTTCCAACTTTTTCTATTCTGTATGAAAACGCAGCAACTGCATTGCCTTGTGCATCGTGAGCAATTATTCCGTTGTAGCCATCATCCTTAATTTGTTTAATAGCAGTTCCAAAAGCAATGGCTCGTTGTGAAGTTCTACGAAAACTTTCAACTCGCAATGCTTCTTCGTTTGTAAAATCATCAATGGCTTTATTTGCTTCTGCGTATCCTGCTCCTGGATTGTTTTTTACGTAATCTTCTATAAATTTTGAAGAAGCCTCTCCATGTGCGCGACTTGCTTCTTGTGCAATTAGACGGGCTTCGTCGAAAGCCATGTCTAGGTCACGTACGGTTGATTCAGTAAGAATAGACCTATATGTGCCATTGTCAACCATTAACTGCTGAATAGTTCCACCAGATTCATTAAACCGTTCTGTTTGGTGACGAATAAACCTAGCACCAGCAGACAAGCCAGCATCTCGTGAAAAATCTTTACCTGTACCACCTGTGTAAATAAATTGTTTTTGGCGTGGTCGTGGGTCAAGTGCGTAGACAGAGTATTGGTTTCGTTCTCTACCAGCAAAAAGTGCTTCTGCTTCATCGTGAATGTTCTGGGATACTTCTAGGTGAATCTGTCCAGTGTCTGGGTTGTGCCAAACACCAAGGTAGTGGTCACCTTTTTCAAAAAGGTCTTTGTTAACGTTGTAGTAATTTTTAAGAATTTGTTCTGACTTAATTGGGTCTGAGAAATCTTCGACGCTTGGGAAGATGGTTATTCTGTTGCTGTGGGCAACCATGAAACCCTCGGTAGGCGTAGTGCCATCTGGCAACTTAATTGTCATTCCACCGTCTGGTTCTCGAACAGCATTAAAGATGTGAGCAGCGGTTGACTTAAATACTTCGTCTCGTTTAGCAGCGGCTTCTGCGGCTACTTTCTCAAGGTCTTGCCCACGAACAGCGTGCTTGGCAATTGAAGTTGTTAACTTGGCATCAAACAATGCCATCGGGCCAAGACGGAATGAGTTAAGCGCATATTCAGAAAGAGCAACACGCATAGACCAACCACCCGAAAACAACGCCATAGGAACGAACGTTTGGCTTAGAAAACGGTTTGCTCTGTCAATGGTGCGTTGACCTACGTTGAGGTAAGCCTTACTGTAGTTTTCAGAAAGTTTTTTCTTTTGAGCCTTCATGCGGTTTGTCAAGTCTTCTTTGATTTTTTCCTGAAGTAGCATTTGGTCTGGGTAAAGTTCCTTAGCGTATTTATCTGCTGCTTGGCTTATCTGCTCATCTGTTAGACGTGGGCTCTGAACCTGAATAGCAAGTTCACGTTCAAATTCTTTGAGTGCTTCTAAGTGACCGACGTTCTTGGCAAATACTCCATCAACAAAACCAAGGCCATTCATTCCACCAAGGTCATTGTTAGGGTTTGCTACCCATTCATCAAAATACTTCTCCAAATCCCTAATAGAAATACGAACATAATCGTAAGCGTTAACCCATTTTTGAACATCAGTAGAAACTTGGTCTTTTTCAATTTTGCGAATTTCTTTTGTGATGTCTTCAAAACTGTTTTTGTAAGACTCTTCTACAAGCCCACGAGGGTCGTAATCTTCGTTATAGTATTCTTTTAAAGTTTCTAATGTACGGTCAGAGAACCGTGCAGCCTTAGAAGCCAAATCACGAATGCTTGCATCTTTGTACAAAGCAGCGTTTTCGAGTGTTTCACGGCTTAGGGCAGAAATCTTTTCCACTAAACCAGCAGTTGCCTGAGTGTTGTCAAGCAACAGACTCATCATTTTCTTTTCAAAGCCTTTGAATTGGCGTGGGTCAAATAAATGGATAGCACCTAGGTGGTCTGCATCAAGACCAAAAAATCCAGTAGAGTTAGGATTTTCTGGGTCAACTAATTCTGACATTGAATTGTTTTCACTACCGTGTGTGTAGACACCCTTGCTTCCACCACCGTTGTATCCCCAGAAATTTGAAACAGTTTCTCTTAGCGTTTGGCGAAGTGGGCCAATAAGATTGTGGAATGTACTTCCTGGAATAGCACCGACAAGACGGTTTTCCAACATGCGTATGTCTGAGTTAACAAGTACCTTAAACCAGTCGTCGGGGTTCTTAGTGTGAATAAGGGCGTTACCAATAGTCTTGGCATAAAGTTCTGATTCTCCACGAATACGAAGAAGGTTTTGAATTGCGCGAACACCGTCCATTGTTCCAGGAATAATTTCCTTTGAAACATACTTTTGAGCAACTGGGTCCCACGCCATAGGACGTGCAGCCAAATTGCGAGCAAAAAAGCGTTCTGCTCGGTAAATAAAATCCCAACCTGATTGTTTTCCATTAATGTAACGACGAAGCGTTGCCATTGAACGAATACTTGTGTCACGAACAGAGGCTTCATAAACGTCTGAAGGTGCAATGTCTACACCGGTGTCTTTTTCTACTTGTGCTGCAACCTTGATAAGTGCTTCGTATGGAAGTGGGAGAAGTTCTCCAACAACACCACGAAGAAGGCCAAAGCGTTCAATCATTGGGTCACGAAGCGCAGCCTTGGTTACTTTCCAAAGACTTAATGTTGGAAGTATGCGCATTGTTGAATTACCAGCGTCAACAGCATCGGCAAAATAAGTCATTACTTTACTAATGCTATTAGCCGCGCCTACTTTACGAAGTAAGTACTTACCCGCTTCGCCTTCAAACATTCCTGGAAATGCTTCGTTAATTGCTTGAGCATCGTGCTCGGCCATAAACTTAAATGAACGCATAGTGCGCATTGAGTTAACAGCCTTGGTGAATACGTCCGCTCCCGTACGTACGCCTAGGCCATCGCCAAAAAAACGCACCATTGAACCAGCAAAACCTTCGGCACTGCGTGCTGTTTTACCTAGCGAACCAAAAAAAGCAAATGGGTCAGATGCAACGTAATTAGAGTAGAGGTCAATACCGCCAGATGTAATGTTGTAAAAAGCGTTGTCTTTGCTCATTAAATCATTAGCAACTGATTGACCAAAACTACCCATTGAACGACCGTATTGGTCTATGGCACCGTTTGTTGTGTCACGCCATAGTGCTGCAGTTTCTGGTGAGCCTTGTGCCTGTGCTGCTATAGAAGCGTACAAAGCCATAGCGTTTGCTGTGTTTCCGTTATTTGCCAAAGCACGCATTGCTCCAAAAGGTAAACCTACCGTTGGCTTTGCCACTGTTGAAAAGAATTTGTACATTCCTCTACGTGCTGCACGCATGTTTTCAGTTTTAAGGTTAAAATTTGCTTTGGCTTGTGCGGTGCGCTCTTCTTTGCTTAGTTGTCCTGCTTTAGCACGAGAAGCAAAGTCTTCTTGACGACGTGCCAATGCTTCTTTAAGTAACGAAGATTCTTCTTCAGTCAATATTTCTGATTGTTCTTTTGTACCTAGTTCAGCAATAATTTTTTGGTCAGCAATTGCTTGACTTGAACTAGCCATTTGCATTCCGGCTTCATCTACAATTTTTAAAGCAGCATTGTAATTAACAAGGTCTTCTGTTGTCATTGTTGCGCCGGTTTCAAACGCTGCTTGTGCGTTAGCAACAAAATCTGCTGCAGCATTAACCGATTCTGCAACACTTCCTGCAGCAAATGCTCCGCCACCTGCAAGAGATGCAGCAATGGTAGGCATTAAATGTCCAATTGTGTAACCCCAGCCTTTGCGTTGTGCCATTGACATCATGTACGCGCCAGTGTGACCTAACATTGCAAAAATGTGATTAGGCTCTAATGCGTAGCCAAGGTTGTTTAATGTTTGGTTTGCTTCGTCAAAGTTCTTTTTGTAGTTGCCAAGACCTGTAGCCCATTGACCAGCACCTATTAGATACTGCTCTCCGGTAAGAAGAGTACGGTTTACTGTATTAACAGTTCCCTTAATTAACTGATTAGTTCCCGCTACCTCACCCTGTTGAACGTTGGCTGCTGTTTGTGCAAATTTGCTATTTGGGTTTATGTTTGCTAATACTTGGCCAGAGCCAGGAACAGCAATTTGTGTAGCAACAGCACCTGCTGTATTTAGAATTGAGTCGCGGTGGTTGAAGATGTTCTTTGCAATTTGGCTAATTGAATCCCAAAAGCCAAGTGAATGGCTGGCTGAGTTAGCCTGTTTTTGGATAATGTTTGGCGCAGAGCCAAGAGCAGTTAAAAATTGTGTTGCGTTAGCAATTACTTGTGGGTGAAGATTGTTCTGTGTGGCAAACGAATTAAGAGTGTTTGGGTCACGCAGTAGCGCAGGGTTGCCTTCTGCCAACGCAGCAAGTTTTTGTTCGTTATTGTTGCTAAGTGAAGTGTAAGCGTTTCTATCGTTAACGCGTTGGTTTTGTTGTTCTGCGGAAAATGCGGGTATTTCTCCAGCCATTAAAGTCCTAACATTCGTGCGGCATCAGCAATGTTCATTGTAAGTTCAGAACCCGATGCATCAGCGTACGCTGCAAGTTGACGACTCATGTTGGAACGTGGTGGCATCATTGCTTCTGGTCCAGGGCCAGGGCCAAATGGAAGACCTGCAGTAACTGGTTCTGCTGGTCGGTTAGTTGCGTCAAGGTATGGAAGCGAGCCTGGTGCAACTGCTGGCCTAGGTGCTTGCGCTGCTGGGGCCGGTGCCGCAACTGGTGATTCTCCCATAGGTACAGCACTTTGTGCTTCACGTTGTTGTGTTTGTTTTCCATACGCTTGTCCTGGAACGGTTGAAATAGGCATATTTAAATCTGTACGGTTTCCGTACGCAGTTCCTGGCGTTCCTTCGCGTGAACCGCCTCTACCTTTACGTGGCATTTATTACACTCCCATTCCTGCTGATGCTCCGGCTGGAGCCATAGGTGCTCCACCAGGTGCTCCACCAGGTGCTCCACCTAACTGTGAAAGTAATGCTTGAAGGTCTGGTGCTCCTTGCGGTGCAGCAGTTGGTGTTGCTTGCACAGGGTTTTCAGGACCTACACCCATACCAGGTTGCATCTCTGGGCTTGGCTGTGGCTGTTGACCTTGCATAGCCTGCTGTTGCTGTTTTTGAGCAGCCTGTGCTTTTTGAGCCTGTTCCTGTTGCATTTCCTGGTGAACTTCATCAATGGCATCTTCAAGCGTCATGTGACGTTGTGCCTTCTTCTTTGCAATGCGTGCAATGATTGATGGGTCTAGTTGACCCTGTGCAGCCTGCTGTTCTAGTCCGGTAAGCAATGCTTTGCGAAGACCTTCGATTTCAACCATGTCGCGTTCGCGTATTGGGTCTTTGATTGATGGGTCCATAGTACGGGCTGTGTCGTTAGACATAATGCCCATACCTACACGCTGACCAATAGAAACGACCATAGCGTTAATGTCTGAGCCAGGCATTGGGTACTTAACGTACGAAAGGTCTGTTTCAAACGCTTCGTTTGGTGTGTAATCAGGGTTAGCAATCTTTCCGTCTGTACCAAAGAAAAACATACTTGGCTTTTTGCCGTAGTACGACTTCATAATTTTTACAGCACGAGAGTTTTCTAGTTCCATTGATGCGGCCATAATCTCCTGGTATTCCTGGAGTGGCATGTCAACTGCACTAGAAAGAACAGAAGCACCACGACTAGCAGTACGAATGTTTGTACCTGACTCTCCACCAAACTCCTGTGGAATGTTTGCACTGAGACGCTGTGCGCGCTCTAAGCGGTCAAGTGAGATACCAGCATCTTGTGTCTGCTGTGGGTGAACAATCTGAATCTGTCCCTTGTCCAAGATTCCTCGGATACCTTGCTTACCATCGGCTTCAACCACAATACGTGGGCTTGTTGGTGCGTTGGCAGGTGATACCACCCATTCATCTGGGAATACGTTACGGAACACTGCGATAGTGTTAAGTGCGTCCAATTTGGCTTCACGCTGGTACATACCAAGCATTTGGTCAAACTGACCCTGCAAGCGGTCAAGCGTAATACGTCCAGCAATAACTACTGGGCAAACTTCAGCGCGGTTAGGAATACGTTCTAAGATTACGTGTGTAGCAACACCTTTGTTTGGCTCTTGGCTAAACGGTGTTTGCTTTGGCCTTTCTGCACCAACAGCAACAAGAACTGTTTCTACTGCGTCAATGTATTCCAAAATTTCAAACATGTCGGTGTCAGACTTGTCACCACGGTACAGTGCACGTATTTGCGCAGGGTAGTTGTCCTTTAACCAACCAAGAGGGCGACGGTCAGCAAAGATGCAGTCCGATGGCTCCATGTTGTCTGGGTCAATCATTGGCGACGGGAATGTTGCCAGAGGGTTGCGTACTCGCCAGAATGGAATGTCACGCTTGTCATTAGGGTCAAGCGAAACAGGAGAAAGAGATACAGCAGACATACCGTACGCTGTAAGGTGACGAGCACGACGACGAACCTTTGTTGTCATCTTGTTCATGTTCCACCAACCGATGTTGGCTAGGCGACGGTCGTTAGCCTTGTTTTCAGAAATCTGAATACCATTACGAAGTGCTGGGTACTGAATGTCTGGAAGGACAGAAGCAACTCGCATGGCGAACTGGTCAATACCTTGAGCGATAAGGTTTGGAATGGCTGGTTTTTCTGCTTCGTCCAATTCCGGAAGTGGAACAATTACGTCACCGTTGTAATGGTCACGTACTTCTTGCATGCGTCGGAACATACCGCTACGTTGCATTCGACGTTCCTGGTAAAGAGTGACAATTTGGCCACTAGCCTTATCGTTGTCAGGTGAAAGAGCCATTTATTACCTCAAGTTCGCTAGTCGGGTATTTTTTACCCATGTTGGTCGCCATGCTTTCACAGACTGGGTTTGAGGCGCGTAAATGTTAGGAAGGTTCCATTCAAAGAACCATTCCGCCATAACGCAGTCATCGGTACGTCCGTGAGGATACCGAGTCACCTCATCTATTAATTTCATGGAGCGAGTTTTACCTTCACCCTTACCCATCAATCTTACACGACCAAACTTCCAATGTTGAGAAATCGTCGTAACACCGTAGTCAGCGTCTGATTTATTGCTAGTTGTGTTGTGGGGAATAACCTCTACACCACGCAGTTGTCGCCACCTTTTGAAATGGTCATACTGAAGTAGGAAACGTTGAGCGGCGTTTTGTTCGACCACCCAAACTTGGATTGGAAAGCCCAAAGATTCGCTTAAACGTTGCCAATCCTCCATGATTCCAATGAATTCACCGGTGTTGTAGTTGTAGTCCAGGAACTCTGGGGCTTCCATCTTGGAACGAACTAAGTCCATAAGGAAACGTTGTTTTGACTCAGGGTGGTATACCCAGCACTGTACAGACCAATACATGGTAGGAGATGGGTCAGCGGTGGCTACAACGATGCAATCTCGTGGGCTAATGCCTGGTGGTATCTCCCAGCGGTCACGGTCTTTATCTATGCACCCTGGGTTGTCACCGTGCCCATAGACCCATTCATTGCGTACAAGTACTTCGTCTAACGCCAGGTCTTCCTGCTGGTATACAACAGCAAAGCGTTCTCCTCGGTTGGACATAAGGTTAGAAATGTCTCGCCATCCGAGACGGCGCGGGTCCAAAAGACACCCTTCGGGGTAAGCAGGAGCCGTGCGCTTG